CTGAAAACTTGTCTACCAGCCCTCCACTCCCGCCACCGATAACAGCTCCGGCCAGCCCTCCCAATACGGTGCCAACAACAGGAAGAAAAGCAGTTCCCATAGCAGCAGAAACAGTGCTTGCAATAGCACCACCTGCCTTCGCGCTGATAGCCGCTTCTGCTGTTGCCATGCCAATATCCGCACCAATGGATGCATAATCGTTCACGTTGGATTGTGACCTTTCACCTGAACCAAAATTTTGAAAGCGTTCTCCTGTTCTGCCATGAATAACAGTATTCGATAATGTACTGTTGTTACCAAACATTCCTGCCCTGTTATCAGCTTTACTATATTCAATTACAAGATTAGACAGTTCTCTTTTTGCTTGCTGTGAACTTTTTGAGATACGTTCTATTTGTTTATTCACATTACTGTAATTTGCATTGGCAAGCTGCAAAACCATTTGGTCTGCGGCATTGCCGGTATTTTTAAATTGCTGCTGTAAATCACGTAGTGTTTGCTGCGCTTTTACTGCATCTATATTCAAAGATATCTTTTCTTTATTTAAACTTTTAATCTTTGCGGTAAGTTCTTCTATATCTTTATTAAATGCAACGGTTTTTTCACGCATGGAAGAAATACTTTGTGAGTATTGATCCTGAACACTAACCGATATACTTATGTTTCTTGCCATTATACTTGCCCTCCGTTGCACTCCTGCTCACAAAAGGCTCTGATTAACTGTTTTTCTCCCGGCGGCATACGATAAAAATGTCCCGGCATAACGTTTTTTTCTCTAAAAAGATAATACATCAGATTTAATTCAGAATCTGTGCTTATTTTTTTTTAATTTCTTTTAAAGTAACTACGCGATAACCGCTTAATTTTTCAATCTCACGGGAAATATCTTCAATTTCGCCCGGCAAAAGCAAACGTTTGATTAAATCAACAGTGGTTTCACAGCCATACTTTTCTCTAAGTTCTTTTGAACGAAAATCAGGGGCAACAACGCCTTCCAGTACAATGTAAACAGAAGTTTCTTTTTGATGTAATTCTTTAATTTCTTCAACACGGTCATAACTGAGTGTACGGAGCTCTAACACAGCCTCTTCACCGCACTCTTGCGACCAACGTTTATGTACGTAAGATTTTGAGATTTTATTTGGTATTTCATGCTGCAATAATATATCCTGTACACTTCTCATCATTACACCGCCTCAATTGTATCTAAAAATTCATATTTTGTGAAAGTAAATGGTGCTGTAATATTCCCTTTTGTTCCAACTTTCCAGTCAGCAACGGTTAAATCATCGAAAGAAACGTTTCTCAATACAACACGTTCTGCACCATATGCATCCGGATCACTTAATTTAGAAGTCACAGTAAATCTGACATCTTCACCTTTATTAATTTTAGTACCGATTAGATTAGCCATTCTGCTGGATACTTTATACATCTCCATAGAGCCGGTACCTTTAATTGCGAGAATTTTGCTGTCAACTTCCATTTGTCCGCATTGCTGCACATCTTCTTTTGTAAAAGCATGTTTTGCTTGAAGGGCATAACATTCACCCACATATTCACCATCAAGCCAAACTTCTCCCCATGTACCTGAAATTACTCGTTTTGCACTATCAAATGCCATAATTATGCTCCACCTTTCTTTATTAAACTGCAACGTTGAGGGATACTTCCTCAATTGCATCCAACACTTTTACGGTTGCTTTCAAAAATACTTTATCTTCTGTATCCGCTTCGCGAATTTCTTGTTCGTCCATTTCATTTACATTGGTGCCTTTTTCTTTTAGAAATGCAGTTTGTGCATCCAAATCAATTTCAACAGAAGAAGTGCCTTCCTGCAAAATACCGGCAGCCTCCATTTCTAAAAAATAACCTTTGATTGCAGTTAGCAATAGACATTTATTGTCATAGCTGTTTGCAAACTTACCAATGTAAGTATCTTCAATTGTGGTTGCCAAGTCATAACGAATCATATCCAAAGCTTCCACAATTTTAATTTTCTTAAAGATTTCATTTTTACCTTCGCCAATCGTTTTTAGGCTGGTAACACCACGAGCAACTTTTACTTTTTTGCCATCATGCATAAGAATGAATTCTCCATTATCAATTGCAGTGTCCATATCACTTTTATTTTTGCGCTCAATATTGCTAACTTCGGTGAGTGGTGCATAAGTGCAAGAAATGGTCATTGGCGTACCTGCAATTAAACCGGCAATACGACTGCAAAATGCATTTGCCTGATATGTTTTTTCACCAACAGTAATAGCATCGGTAGAAAAATTAATAATCGCTTCACTGTCAGCTGCCAATTTTGGCAAAATTGCTTTCGGTGTGGTATTTTCTTTTCTTCTTTCCAGAATCCATGTTTTGATTTCTGTTGCTTGTGTTTCATTTGTGGTATATGGTCCAACCAAATAATCAATTTGCTGTGTAGCCATATAATCCAAACCGGCTTTCAGACTTGGAAATTGTTCTTCCGGTTCTCCGGTTACTTTAATTGCATAAATCACCAGTGACCTTGGTTGATTGATATAACCCGTAAAAGCACGTTCAATATAAAGTTTATTCTCTTCACTGAAACGTGTATCCATATCAGAAACTTTAGTAATTGTAAAAGCACCTTCAACAATAGGATCTTGCAAAATCATTCCAACAACACCTTTTTGAGACATCTTAATGGAATTATCTGCTACTGTTTGAAAAACAATGTTAATACTTGGTAAACCCATATTCATACTCCTTTTAAATCAATAATTGCTTCCTGAATCATTGGAAGTTCTTCCATTTGATCTGTGCGTACATCTTCATAAAAACATTGTAGTTCTATGTAAGCA